TAAAGCTATCGCTGCAGCAACTGCTACAACTGGCCATGATATTCCACCAATAGCAGCACTTAACGCTACAAATGCGCCCTTAAATGCGGCTATTATGTTTGTCCAATTCGTTATTATTTGAAATGCTGCAAAACCAGCAATAATTCCGGCTATTGCGCTTACAATGATCTCTTTATTTTGAGTAAAGAAAGTAGCTAAACTAGACAATATTTGTTTAACTTTATCGGCCATCTCTTGCACCTTTTCTGATACTTGTATAGTGCTATCTATGAAACCGCCTGTATCCATAGCAGGTATGCTTGCCCCTCCACCGGCTCCACTTCCACCACCGGCTCCACTTCCACCACCGGAACTTCCGCTATCACCAGAGCTCATTGACAAATTATTAATCTCATCAAATCCGGCCAATGCTCCCTTAGCTTTTTTCGCTTCTTTTCCTGCAGACTTTAAAGAATCACCTAAATCATTTGCCGCAGAAGCCTGTTGACTAATTGCTGTAGCTTGAGCCTGTGCTTGTGCTGGCTTTCCGAATAGTGCTTGCGTAAATTGGGCGACTATATTCATTACATATGCCAATTTACTAGCTAATGCAGTCAAGAGCGGTAAAACAGTGTTTAAAATAGGCATAAAAGCTTGTCCTAAAGATAATTTTACATTATTGAGTTCTGCCCTAAACATTTGCATTTGCGTGGCTGTAGTATTAGCTAATGTATCTCCATACTTTTGATTGGCCTGTTCTAAGATAGCCATTAATCTTATTTGTTGTTGTGTCTGGAAGTCTAATTGTTGCCACGATTTACCGTTTGCAAATTGTTTAAATGCATTAGTGCTTTCTATCATAGCTACATTAACATTAATGCCTAAATCTTCAATGGCTTCTGTAGACCCTAACATACCGGATCTAATTCTCTCCATTGTGTCCTCCATTGTTCTCCCGGTAGCAGAAGCAACTACAGCACTGGCTTTTAGTAAGTCCTCTGTATATTTCGTAGTCTCGGCGGTATCTTTAGCGAAACTACTTATCAGATTAGAGTATACTGCTCCATACTTTAATGCTTCACTTTTTGCCATACCGTAGCTTTTAGCCTGTTCATTTGCCCATTTCTGAAAAGCTCCTGCGCTTGTCCCCATAGTACGATTAATTTGGTTGACAGCACTTTCTACCCCCATGGCCAACTCTGTGCTATCCTTAACAAGCCTACCTATTGCTAATGCTCCTAATATAGCTCCAATCTTTTTCATAGTGCTGGATAAAGCAGATTGAGTACTTGACATAGTTTTCTCAACCTTAGTCATGCTTTTACTAACATTGCCTTGAAAACTATCTAATTTATTTTTTACTTTTTCTAATTCTTTCTTTAAACCTGAAAAATCAGCTCCACCACGGACTAATAGATTACTTTTTGCCAACTTCTTTCACCTCCCCGCCGAACAGGGCATTTAGTGCTTTCACTTTTTCAAACATATCTTCATCTGACATTTGTTTCTTATCTTTATCTATAGATTCTAAAATCTCTTTTAACGGTCTAGGATGATTACTCTTTTTACCTAGCCACTGCACTGTCCACATTGCATTAATATAAGCTAGAGTTAATTTCTCTTTGCTTTCTTCTTTCTTCTTTTCTGAATAAGTTTTTATCATTAAATTAAGTTCACAAGGTGTAAGTTCCCAAAATTCAAGTGGAGATATACCACAAAGGACAGCAGATTCAAGAGCCTCCTTTACAGAAAACTCTTTATCTTCGCTGTCCTCTACTCGTTTTTTCCTTCCTCATTACCTCCAAATGCAGCACTCATAGCTTCACTCATAACTTGCATTACTTGTTGTAAATTGCCTTTTTCATCTATTAAATCCATAACCTTTTCTACAGTTAAATTCTTATCCTCATGTACTAGACCTGCCCATATAATTGTTGCTGTATCTTCCATAGTCAAATTATCGAAATCAACTTTTGCAATAGGCTTCTTGAACTTTTTCTCAATAATTGAAATTGCCTTCATTCCATATCTAAAATTTCTTACTTTATCTAGTTCAACTGGTGTATAACTCATTATTATTCCTCCTATAATTCATTTCTTATAAAATAAAAAAGGCTAAGATAACCTTAGCCTTCTGCTCCTACTGTCAATGTAGGCTGTCCACTTACTTTAATAGTCGCACTGAATGACAATGGGTCCTCTAAACTTGCCCCTGTAGAGAATCCAGTTACTACTCCCTTAAATGTCCAACTTCCTAAGTTGTTAGGAAACTCAATTGTAAAGTCCTCAACTTCGCCACTTTCATACAAATCGTATAAATCCTTTTGCCCTTTTCCAACTTCAAGTTCTAAAAATCCTTCTAAAGAAACTTCCCCGGCATCCTTAAAGCCTGTTATAAATTCTCTATAACCTCCGTTACTGTCTAATGTAGTTACATCTATAGTATCTGAGGTTAATTCAAGCCCTCCGATAGATGTAAGTCCTGCAACTGCAACTGGACTTGAAGTGCCTATTTTAAGTTTTGTACCTAATGCTCTTTTAGCCATTGTATTACCTCCTAATAATAAATTGTAAAATCAATAATCCCTCGGTTTACTCCGAGTTCGTGTTCGTACTGCTCTGTTATGTTGTTAATAGATAAATCTTCAACAAAAATACTGCTATCTTTACCTATCCACGTCTTAGGTAATGACAGCAGTAACTGTTTAACTTGTTGTCTAACCCTCACCATGTCCTCGTACTTCTTAGCCATAATCGAGAACATATAGCTTATTGCACCATTCCCTGTATATCCTTCTAGTGTCTTTGTCTCGTCTGTGCTTATTCTTGCATATACGAGATAAGGTCCCTTAGCGCCCTCTGGCGCATTTGTGGGGAATATCTGATTGTTTAGTTCCGGAATAGCTTGTACTAATTCATATCTTAGAGCGGGTTCCATTTATTCACCTACCTTCACAAGTTTAGGTAGAGATATCCTATAAAATTTATAGCCATAACAACTAAACTTAAATAATTTAATGCACTTTAATAATAAATAAATGGCATATATCCTGCCTAATATCGGTCTAATCGGTTGAATTTCTACCGGGCACATAACAAAGTCTATCTTTTTTATTTTGTTTTTGAATTCTTTAACAAAAATAATTCGTCCCATCACTTCAACCCCGCTTTCTTTATTTCTTGATCTATTTTCTTTTGCATTTCTGAGACTATTGTCTTTTCTATCCTGCTTGTGTTGGACTCAAATGTAGCATGGATGAAACGATAGCCTGGTATGTACCTTCCGTTCTTTGCGAAAAAGCCATACTCCTGCGAAACTGGGTAGTATCCTGTAATTTTGCCTTGCTTATTAGGTTTCTGAAAAATGTTGTTATAAGCCCTATCGAACACTAGTCGATATACTTTTTTACCTTTATATTTAGACTTTTCACCTACTAACTTCATGCCTTTCTTAAGATTCCCCTCGTCTACAGGAGCAGCAGCTTTAGCAGCTTTTAATTCTATATTCATGCCTTTTTTTGATGCACTTGTAACGTGTTTCTGAGGTACTTTACCGAGTTTGTCAAGCGACCTTTTTAACTCTTTCATCCCTTCTACTTTAAAATTCACCTTAGCCATTACATCACCTTCTCAGCAGTTATCTCTATCCATTCATTTGAGAAATTGAAGTTATCTACATAGATAATATTGTATTCTTCTCCTTGAAACTCTATTTTCATGGTAGTGTCTATAAGCTTTTTAGTATATCGAATTAGAAAACTAGTCACTACTTTACTGAATGGTGTAACTGCCTTAAATTGCTCTGTACCACTTTTGTTACGAACACTGGCCCAGCACTCATGGACCACTTCTTTTGTGTCTAGTGGCTCTCCATAATCGTCATAACCACCTGAACTTTTAAATATTTTAATCCTTTTATTTAATTTACCTGGATTAATCATATTATCACCTACAGTAAATTTACTGAATGCATACCCAATATTGTCTCAACTACTTTGTTTAGATTGTTTTTATCAACGTACATGCTTCTATTGTCATACATATCTTGACATAATATCATTACAACTATATAGAAGTCCTCATGTTCTTCTATTTCTTCATCTGTTAATCCAGTATAAGATTTGATGAATTTCTTTGCCACACTTAATAAGTTTGCAAGTTCTACTTCTGAATATTCTCCATCTTCAAGTCTTAAATACTCGACAACATTATTTACTGTTATTTCGCT